AGACTTGCCTTTGGCAATGTTCTTTTGGTGGCGAGACTTAAAGCTCTTGCGCTTCTTCTTCATGCGATCTGACTCACCCGACTTTGGCTTACCCGCAGTGCTTGCGCCCTGCTCTCCAAATCGAATCAACTTTAGTTGACTTCCCTCTTGCGCCAATACGATGTGGCTCTTGGTCGGGTGACTCGGTGTTCGTTTAGGTTTGTTCACGCCTTCAAGGTTGTGCTTCTTGAGAAGGCTTGTCTTCCGAATCTTATCGCGTTTAGAGAGAGCCATTACATCATTCCCTCTCCTGGAGGAATCGCGCCTTCTGCTGCGGGTCCTTCAGGCATTGGTACATCAATACCAGTCTTCTCTGCAATCTGAGCCTTCAACGCCTGAGCTTGCTCAGGAGACATTTGAGACATCAATTGCTGAAGTTGTGCGGCTTGCTGTTGCTCAATGTAGGGTCTACCGCCAGCGGCCCCTCCAAGAGTTGCTTGCGCTTGTGCTTGCCCTGCCCCAGCCTCCGCCGCCATAGCCTCTTGCTGCATAGCTTGGAGTTCTGCCTCGGGAACGATGATCCGTCGCGACAGGCCCATACCGGAGATTACTTCTTCGGTAAGTTTTCTGACGTCGACATTTTGATTTTCTGCGAGGAATGGAATCAACTGAAGCAGGCTCTCGATCATAACGCTTGGATTCTTTCTGATGGGGTTGTACGACACCATCTCAAAATCCATTTGAATGTCTCTTAAGTCTTTGTGAGCCAACTCCGCCCAGCGGCGATCCCCTGCGATACGTACGAGACGAGGCTCACGCATATACTTCTTACTGAGGTAAAAAGCTTTTCGTGCCACGTCTTCGATGGCGTCGTTAAGGTGTCCTTCTCTGGTTGCGAGCCTTGTTCGCATTTGGGCGTCAATGATCGCCATTTCTGTTGCGGTACGAGCGCCGACAACCTGGCCTCGGGCGGCTTCAGCAAGCGCCGAAATAAAAGCAGCATCGTCTTCCTGGCGGGCAATAAATTCTTGTACGCCTGCTGGGTTTTGTGGTTGAGGCATTTCGTAAAATAGAGTTGCCAAAGTGCGAAGAGCTTCGCTGTTTGAGGGGTTGATCCCGATAAACGACCCCGCACTGGCTTCTACAGCCTTGTTGAGGTCTTCTTCACTAATACGCCCGGAATCATACAGAATTCTAGGAATCTGCAGATATGTGATCTGCTTCATGTGCGTGAGCAAATCGTTGATCGTCTCTTGCTGTTTCAGAACAAGCTGGACCTCACTGAGCCCCAAGCAGTCGATGCCGGACTGGTTGAGTGAGAACATGCTGTACGGGATATAGTCAATCTTGTCTTCGAAAACTACAGCATCGGCACTTTTAATGTAGTGCTGAATCAACCCTTGCTCACGGTCGTAGTATTCGTAAATAGTGACCCACTTAAAAGCATCACGGACTTGTTGCGTGTCGCTTTGTTGGTTCTTGTCCATCAACCACTTTGGATATCGATCAGGCTCAACATCTTGAACGAGTTCTGCTTTGTACAAGCCTGACCGAACACGGTCCTTAAACTCCTCAAAAGAGATGACGGTAGCCTCAATCCAGTATCGAATATCGTCGGGATCACGAGCCGTGAGGTCGAAGAACAGAGACGACGGGTTTACGGAGCGTACAATTGGGATGTCTCTATCTGCGTCCCAACCGGTTTTAAAGATTCCTCGCTTACAAAGAACCGCATCAATCAATGCGGTAGCTGCTTTGCGCCGGAATCGGTTGACTCGAAAGATGTATTCAAGGAGCCCTGTGACGGAGGTCGCAGAGTCTTGTGACTTTGGCGTACGTGCGATTGCCGCAACTGTAGGGTTTGGTCCAAGCAACGCGCTGACTGCGGTGTCCGCAATAGCGTAGATTAGATTCTTCGAACACAGATACGAATCCATCCGCGACGACCCGAGGTCGCTGTCTCCGCTCGAAAAGAAATCGCCGCGATAGAATCTACGCGACTTATCAAATTGAGTTTTCTCGGAACGCTTATAGAAGTCTAAGTGCCGATCAATCAATTTAGATAGCTTGGACGACATAGTTACTCCACGAGTTTCTTAACGTCAGCCTTTAGTGAGCCATCAGCGTTGTAGTTCGCTCGGATCATTGGAGACTTTTCGTATACTTTCGAGAACTTAGCAAGTGCATCGCCCTCGAGAGCTTTTCCGGTAAGGCTCGTAATGCCATCCTTTTTTTCTTTATCTTCGGCTCTCGCCGCAACCTTTGCGTCTTGTACTGGATCTGCCATGGTTAACTCCTTAAAGTTTCTTGTAGACGGGTTTTTCGCTTGGATCATGCGTGCCTATCGGCTCGACTTTTCCTTCTTCTCCGGGCTTCAGCGGCATCGTCTTAAACTTTTCGTCCCGCGCTTTAATCCGCATCAGCCGCTTCTTCATTTCAAGTTCAGACTCTGATTTATCTTTCGGTAGATCTTTTTCAGTCTTCGGCTTGAAGGTGCTTTTCTTCTTAAACATCCTTTCTTTGTTAGCTTTCTTCAGTCTTTCCATGTCGGCTTTAGATATCACCTTCTTATGTTTCTCTGCTGCCGCCATAATGTCGTCAGTCGATGCCTTTTTTCCCTCAGATTTTTTAATCGCTTTCGCAATATGTTTTGCTTTGTAGGTACTCATGATTAGCTCCAGCTAAGTGATGCGGGTTTAAATGGTGATGTTGCCGTTTGTTTTTTGCGGCGTTTAATATCGTCAAGCTGCCTGATTGTAACTTGTCCTGCAGTATATGTGGAATCTGGTTCTCGTGCAGGCGTGTGAAACGTCCGTTTTGAGAGTATGTCTGCAGCCATAACAGCCGTTCGCGCTCTATCAAAGTGGTGAAGAATCCCGTCTTCGCCTCTAACGCGCTTCTTTTTCGAGCCATCGTAGTTTAGAAGCTGGTGCAAAGTGCCTCTACTCTGAATGATGATGTCTTCTTGTCGGAGCATTTGAACCAATCGAGCTTCAGACTCTTGGATACGTTTTTGTGTCGCGTACCAACCTGGGTGGTTTCGGTCTGTCCATAAAAGATTTCGCGTGCCCTGGTCTTTTAAGATGGCAATACAGGCGGTTGCGTTGGACTCAACGGCCAGCAATGCCTGATTGTATCTCAACTGAATCGTTTTTAGTCTTTGGGCAAACCTATCAGGGGTTTCACGGTCCTCCCAGAATGCAACTTCTTTCCAATCTTGCGCGTCCCAGACGGTCAATGCGGACTTATCACCCGTGCTACCGAACCCTGCGGGGTCAGCGGTAATCAAATACTGTCTGCCGGGCATTGGCCCCTCAAACTCGTGACATCCCCAGTGAGAAAGTTCTGGGTCTGCTTTGGCTTTTGCCAACCACGGTTTCAGAACCTCTGCGGGCATTACAGGGTTAGTTGTTCCCAGCCAACCGTCGTAGGGGTCTGACGGGTACTTACAAGAAAAGAGCCGCGTGTCACCGACGAACTCCGTGTTCAAGCCACGTCTACGGAACGCAAGGTTGTACTTACTCATGCCCGAGTGTCGTTTCATGTACTCGATTTCAGTCAGGCTTGGATCAAAGTCTTCCACCATCTCACGACAACTATCGTCTTCCCACCACTCAAGAAACAAGGGTGTAAACCTACTGGTTCCCTCCAACGCTGAGCGCCACATCTGTTCGTGATGAGACCCTGCGCGACCGGGCGTTGACTCAAGAATAACTTTTGCGTTGGGTCGCTTGTTAACCGTCGGGAAAATGTTGATGGCTGCTTTACGCTGCCACTGCGCTTCACCAAACTCAGTGATGACCAGGCGGTCAATTGAGCGTCCAATCGCTGGCGACCTACCACCAGCAGTCAGGACTTTAATGCCGCCGCCGTGGATAAACTGCATCTGTGTTGCGCCAGCCTTCTTTCCCGGTGTCAGCGGCATGCGCACGTCATCGGGCAATCTGTTGTAGGCAAACAATATTCTTTCGAAGATGTCTTCAGCAGTGTCCTGGCGCTCCGCAATAAGCAGTCCTTTGACGCCGCTGAGATACATACAATCACGAAGCAGCAACATGACAGAGACAGTCGTTATCTTCGCCTGCCGAAACTTGTTCACCATAAGCCATCTGTTTTCGTCGTAGGCTTTTAATAGTTTCTTTTGCGTATGCGTAGGCTCCATGTAGCCTGTAGACTCGTCTTCTCGGACAATTTGACACATTGAAACAAACGCGTCGGGCGTTGCAAATAACGCACGAATTTTTCCTTGGTGTAATCCAGGGGCGTCTGCAAACTCTGCACCACCCGTTTGCTCAGTTTCTTTCTTTTTCGCATTAGCCATACGGTAACTTTATCACGTAAATACTTTTTAGACGACGTAGATGTCTTTTGGGAACTAACAAATAAGTTGATTCTGTTTATTGCTTGGTTTGACTTTATGTTGTATACCTAAACCACGCACCTATTTTGCGGTTGGGTAGCTCAGTGGAGTCCGGCAAAACGCACCAGGCAGGCGTGACCAACGTTTAATTTCTTCAAACACTTTATGTGAGAACAAAATGTCTATCAGTACTGAACTGCTGAATACTACGTTCGCGGATCTCCGTGGACCTCTAGTCAACTCATTTGTTCGTAGTAATGAACTGTTCGAGGCACTTAACTCGAAAGCACGTATGCCAATGGAAGGCGGAACAAAGATTGAACGTTCCTTCTCC